CTGAGATTTTTTTGAAAAATAGAAAATATCGAAAAGCGTTAACTTAACATTGACTTAATAACGAAAATGGTGTATGATAATCGGGTAAAATTTTATCATGAGCCATGAGCCATCAGAGTGAAATCTGGTGGCTTTTTTAATGCAAACCTTTGGACGGGAGGGATATAAATGTAAAGGTAAAATGCTCCTTTAGAAAAATAAAGGAGATCATACATGAATGGAATAATTATGCTGTTTGTCTACGCAGCGATCATGATACTGGCGACAGTGACCATGACTAAAAAAGAGAAAAATGTAGTAAATTTTTGTGTTGGAAGCCGGTCTGAGAACTGGATCCTGTCCGCACTGAGTATTGCGGCGACGTGGATCTGGGCGCCGGCTTTGTTTGTTTCAACAGAAAAAGCATATTCGGCCGGATGGATTGGGCTTTTCTGGTTCTTAGTGCCAAATGCTTTATGCTTGGTGATATTTATTCCTTTTGCAAAGAGAATCCGGAAGGAAATGCCGGAAGGAATGACACTGTCTGGTTACATGAAAGAAAAATACAAATCCGATGGAGTGAAAAGAGTTTACCTCTTTCAGCTGATCGGGCTGTCTGTTCTGTCAACGGGAGTTCAGCTTCTTGCAGGAAGTCAGATCCTTAGTGCAGTAACAGGAATTTCGTTCAAAGCCATGACTATTCTGCTTGCTTGCATAGCAATTTCATATTCCCTGTTCTCCGGAATCAAAGCATCTATGCTTACAGATGCTATTCAAATGGTATTCATGCTTGTTGCATGTAGCCTATTTGTAACATTCGGAGTAAGAAATACAGGAACACAGGGCATTATACAGGGACTGAGCGGTATATCAGGAGACTACACAACACTATTCTCTGGAAAAGGAGTAGAGATTTTCTTAGCCTTTGGGCTTCCGACAACGATTGGACTTTTATCCGGGCCGTTTGGAGATCAGAGCTTCTGGCAGAGAGCGTTTGCAGTAAAAAAAGAGAAGCTGGGAAGAGCGTTTCTTCTTGGAGCAGTTCTTTTTGCGGTGGTTCCGCTGTCAATGGGAATCCTCGGATTTATGGGAGCTGGTGCAGGATATCAGGCACAGAACCTTGGAATCATCAATTTTGAATTGATCCGCCACTTTTTCCCGTCCTGGGCAGTATTGCCGTTCCTTTTCATGATTGTTTCCGGCTTGCTGTCTACAGTGGATAGCAACCTGTGCGCAGTATCTTCGCTTACGACAGATATTGCAGGAGGAAAAGACATCAGGAAGACCAGAGCTGCAATGGCAGTGCTTCTGATCGCTGGCATTCTGATTGCAAATATCCCGGGAATTACAGTGACACATCTGTTTTTGTTCTATGGCACACTGAGGGCGTCAACATTACTTCCAACAGTCATGACACTGAAAGGGGTAAGACTGAATGCAAAAGGGATTATCACAGGTGTGGTTGCTGCACTGGCTGTAGGGCTTCCTGTATTTGCCTACGGCAGCGCTTTGAATAGTGGACCATATAAAACACTGGGAAGCTTGCTCACAGTCCTGTTGAGCGGAATTATTGCCTTGGCCGCTTCCGGAAAGGAGAGACGCTATGCTCGGTAGAAAACAATCCGTTCGAAATAATGAAGACTGGAAGAATGCACTTGATCACATTGAAGAGACGGTATCAAAGAAAGAACTGGACTCTCTTGTGAAAAAGACAGTGAAAGACATCAAAGAGAAATGCAAGGGAAAAAAGGCAGCCTATGCATGGAGTGCGGGAAAAGACTCCCTGGTACTTGGAGAGATATGCGAGAAAGCTGGCATCGATCAGAGCGTCCTTGTGAGATGCAATCTGGAATATCCGGCATTTATTGCATGGATAGAGCAGAATAAACCCTCTGGCCTTGAGGTTATTAATACTGGACAGGATATGGAATGGCTGAAAAAGCATCCGGATATGTTGTTCCCGGATAAAAGCACCAAAGCAGCACAGTGGTTCCATATCGTACAGCATAGGGGACAGGCACGATATTATAAAGAGCATCAGCTGGAAATACTCCTGCTCGGACGCAGAAAGGCAGACGGCAATTATGTTGGAAAAGATAATATCTACACTAATTCAGCCGGAATCACCAGATACAGCCCTCTTGCAGAGTGGAGGCACGAAGATATCCTTGCATACATTCACTATTATGATGTAAAGCTCCCGCCCATATATGACTGGGAGAAAGGATATTTATGCGGTACACATCCATGGCCTGCCAGACAGTACATGGAGACAGAACAGCAGGGATGGAAAGAAGTTTACGACATTGATAAGACCATAGTTGAAAATGCGGCACAGCATATCGATGGAGCCAGAGAATTTTTAAAAGCTATCAAATAGCCGGTTGCAGCCGGAAGCCATTGCCCTTCAGAAATGGAGGACAAGTAAGATGAAAGTAACAATCAAAAAATTGAGTGTTCTGAAGCATCCTGAGAAAAATGTCAGGATTCATTCAGAACAGCAGATCAGGGAACTGAAGAGATCACTTGAAAAGTTTGGTCAGACACGAGCACTGGTCATTGATGAAAACAATATCATTCTGATTGGTAACGGTTTGTATGAAGCTATGGTGAGTCTTGGCTATCAGGAAGCAACTGTATATGTAAAAGCAGGGCTTTCTGAGAATGATAAAAAGAAACTCATGATAGCTGATAATAAGACCTATGCCCTTGGAATCGACAATCTGGAAACCCTGAATGAGTTCCTTGAGGAACTGCAGGGGGATCTGGATATCCCTGGATATGATGAAGAAATTTTACAGCAGATGGTCGCTGATGCGGATGAAGTTACCGAAAAACTCTCTGAGTATGGAACTTTAGATGATTCCGAAATCCAGAAGATTAAAGAAGCAAATGAAAAGAGAGAACAGAAAGCCGCAGTGGATACACAATCAGCTGATAATGGAGAGAGTAGCCCGGAAAAGCCGAACCCGCAGAACGAACAGCCAGCAGAAGAGCAGAATGCCACTGAAACCGAACCAGCGATCACAGAGACCAGAAGGTTTGTTGTCTGCCCTAAATGCGGTGAGAGAATATGGCTGTAAAACGCTGCGAATCAAACATTGATGTTGTGAAGGCTGCGGAAATCCGAATAAAAAATGTATTTGGAAATGGTCTGCCAGTGTTCTTTTCTTTCAGTGGGGGAAAGGACAGCTTGTGCTTGGCACAGTTAATGGTAAACCTAGCCAACCGTGGCGAGATTAACATGAAACAGCTTACCGTGCAATTCATAGATGAAGAAGCAATATTTCCTTGCATGGAAGAAATGACAAAGAAATGGCGCAGAATCTTTATGATGATGGGAGCTAAATTTGAATGGTATTGTGTAGAAGTAAAACATTACAATTGCTTTAACGAGCTGTCGAATGACGAGACATTTATTTGCTGGGATTCAACAAAGCAGGATGTGTGGGTACGACAGCCTCCTTCTTTTGCAATAAGGAGTCATAAACTGTTAAGACCGAGGATTGATGCTTATCAGGATTTCCTGCCACGAACTACTGTATCAGGTATTACGATGGTCGGAATCCGTACAGCGGAATCCGTGCAGCGTCTTCAGAATATTGCGTCTATGACAAAAGCCGGAAACAGAATGACATCCAAGAAGCAGGTATTTCCAATCTACGACTGGACTGATAATGATGTATGGCTTTTCTTACTGAGGAACTATGTAGATATCCCGGAGATATATCTGTTTCTCTGGCAGTCAGGATCCAGTAAACGTCAGATGCGGGTATCGCAGTTTTTTTCTGTTGATACAGCCAGAAGCCTTGTGAAGATGAATGAGTATTATCCAGATCTTATGGAGAGGGTCATTCGGAGAGAGCCGAACGCATATCTGGCCGCCCTGTACTGGGATAGCGAGATGTTTGGCAGAAGTTCCAGAAAGCGGAAAGAATCTGAACAGGGACAGGAGCAGAAAGATTATAAACAGGAATTGATAAATCTGTTTGATCATATGGAAATTTTTGATACTCCGCATAAACGGCATGTAGCAGAGAGGTACCGTAATTTCTTTATTGCAGTATCTGCTATTGCAACACCGGAGGACTGCAAACATATTTACGAGGGTCTGATATCTGGTGATCCTAAGATGCGGACATTCAGGGCACTGTATCAGAGAATATATGGACGGTATATCAATAACGCAAAGAAGGAGAGAAAACATGGATAGTAAGTTAACAGCGCCGCTGTCCACGTTGCGTTGGGTGGACAGAAATTTATTAAAGCCGAATGACTATAACCCGAACAAAGTTTCGAAAGAGAACTTGAAACTGCTTATTCAGTCTATTCTTACGAACGGATGGACGCTTCCGATAGTAGTCCGACCGGATATGACGATCATTGATGGCTTTCATAGATGGACAGTTGCAGGAATGGAGCCTTTGCTTTCAAAACTGGATGGCAAGGTTCCTATAGTTATTGTGGAGCATAAAGAGCATTCAGAAGATATTTACGGTACCGTTACTCATAACAGGGCAAGAGGTACGCATTTGTTGGAACCTATGAAGAAAATCGTAAAAGAACTCATGGATGAAGGCAAAACTGTAGAAGAAATCGGTAAACAGCTTGGAATGAGACCGGAAGAAATCTTCCGATTGTCTGATTTTTCAAAAGAAGACTTCTTGAAGATGATGACAAAAGGGGTGACGGGATATTCAAAAGCTGAATTTATCACAAAAATTTAATGCTGTTCTATTGTACATAGAACAAAAAGCGGGGAGAGGGAGTGTAACCTCTCCTTTTTGCATATGCCGAAATAAGATGATGGAAGGGAGGGGTGTCCATTGGCAAGGGCAAGAAGTCCCAACAGCATTGAAGCTGAGGAAATGTATAAGAGAGGGATGAAACTTGTTGACATTGCCAAGAAGTTGGATGTTCCTGCCAGTACAGTTCGACGCTGGAAATCAACCCAAAATTGGGATGGAGATACAAAAAAGAAAAAAAACGAGCGCTCGCAAAAGAAAAAAACGAGCGCTCGCCATAAAGGTGGACAACTTGGAAACAAAAATGCTGTAGGAAACAAAGGCGGTCCATTGAAACCGGGAGATAAGATTGCAGAGAAACACGGAGCGTACTCTTCCGTATATTGGGATGTCCTTGATGAATCTGAAAAAGATATGATCGAAGATATCCCGATGGATGAAGAAATGCTCCTGATCGAACAGATTCAGCTCTTTGCCGTGAGGGAAAGACGAATCATGGCGGCAATCAATAAATACCGGAATATGAATGGAGAAGTATCTTTGTTCGGCTTCGCCAGAACTGAAGACAAGCGAGCTTTCAAATCAGATGAAGATAAACAGCTCTATGAAGAACGCATTGAAGAAAAGGTTGCTTCTGGAGATCGTCTTCCGGGTAACACATATAACATGATGACAAATATGGAAAACAAGGACAATATGATTGCCAGACTTGAAAAAGAGCTGTCAACTGTGCAGTCGAAGAAGACCAAAGCCATTGAGGCACTTGCGAAGCTGAGACTGGAGAAGCAGAAGATTGCCGGAGAAAGCAAGGGCAATGAGGTTGTTCGTGCATGGGCTGAAGCTGTAGTGAAAGCAAGGAGGGAAGAGAAACATGATGGATGATACGGCGTTCTCTGAGTTCCTTGACGAAAGCATTCCCTTGTGGCGTGATGATCCAGTCATGTTTTTTCGGGAAGTTCTGAATTTCGAACCAGATGAATGGCAGGCACAAGCAGCTAGAGACTTGGCTGCAAACCCAAAGGTAAGCATTAAATCCGGACAGGGTGTTGGAAAGACTGGTCTTGAGGCAGCGGTGTTCCTGTGGTTCGTTACCTGTTTTCCACACCCAAGAATCGTTGCGACAGCACCAACCAAACAGCAGTTGCACGATGTCCTCTGGTCTGAGATTTCCAAGTGGATGAGCAAGTCCGAACTGCTCTCTATACTTCTAAAATGGACAAAGACATATGTTTATATGGTTGGAGAGGAAAAGCGTTGGTTTGGTGTTGCCAGGACTGCTACAAAGCCAGAGAATATGCAAGGTTTCCATGAAGATAACATGCTTTTTATCGTTGATGAAGCTTCCGGTGTTGCGGATCCAATCATGGAGGCTATCCTTGGTACCTTATCTGGAGCAAACAATAAACTTCTTCTGTGTGGAAACCCAACGAAGACATCTGGAACCTTTTATGATTCCCATACAAGAGACAGGGCATTGTACAAATGCCATACGGTTTCTTCTATGGACAGCACCAGAACAAATAAAGAGAACATAGATTCTCTTGTTCGAAAATACGGATGGGATTCTAACGTGGTCCGTGTTCGTGTCAGGGGCGAGTTCCCGAACCAGGAGGACGACGTATTTATTCCGTTAAGCCTGATCGAGCAGTGCAGCAGTAAATTGCTAGAACTTGATGATGCGGACGGAATGCAGTTTGTATCATTGGGGGTGGATGTGGCCCGTTTCGGAGATGATGAAACGATCATATATCGTAACTATCATGGACATTGCAAGATAGTCCGGAACAGGCGAGGACAGAACCTGATGGCTACTGTAGGGGATATCGTACAGGAATTCAAAAAGATATACAGAGAACATCCAACGTATGAAAGCAAGGTATATGTGCAGATTGATGATACAGGACTTGGAGGAGGCGTCACTGACCGATTAAAGGAAGTCCGGAAAGAACAAAAGCTGTACAAGATGCAAGTTATCCCGATAAATGCCGCTGAAAAGATTGAGACTGATACGGCAGCAGGTAAAGATGCAGCTGAAAGGTACAATAACCTGACTACCGCTATGTGGGCCAGTATGCGAGATCTCCTTGATAACAAACAGATTGTTATTGAAGACGATGAGCAGACGATTGGTCAGCTTTCTTCCAGAAAATACACTATGGCCAGTAATGGAAAGCTTGAGATTGAACCAAAAAAGGAAATGAAGAAAAGAGGACTTGATTCTCCTGACCGGGCAGATGCCCTTGCGTTAGCATTGTACCTTGGAAAGATTAAGAAACATACCGGTAGTGCACCAAGCGTTGGAGCAATGAAGAAATTGTCAAAAGATAATTATTGGGGCTGATATAGCCAGAAAGAGAGGTGATAAAGATGAAAGAGTATGGACGGATTGGACAGAAACGCTGGGAAGGCGTGTTTAATGAAGAGTTTCTTCCTGAGCTGTCCGGAATAAGAGGCATAAAGACATATCGTGAAATGTTGGATAATGACGATACGATTGGAGCGATAATGTTTGCCATTAAGATGCTGATTCGCCAGGTTAAATGGCATGTTGAGCCGGGTGGCGATAGTGCAAAGGATCGAGAGGCAGCAGAATTTGTAGAATCGTGTATGGACGATATGCAGAATACATGGACTGACACCATCTCAGAGATTTTATCATTTCTCGCATACGGTTGGAGCTTTCATGAAATTGTCTACAAGCGCAGGATGGGAAAAACAAAAAATCGAAAAACATCAAGCAAATATTCAGATGGACTGATTGGATGGCAGAAGATTCCGCCCAGAGCGCAGGATACGTTGTACAGATGGGAATATGACGATAAAGACAACTTAATCGGAATGACTCAGCAACCTCCGCCGGATTATGGATTGCTTACCATCCCGATCAGCAAAGCAATGCTGTTCAGAACAGAGAGCATAAAAGACAATCCTGAGGGACGAAGCATTCTGAGAAACGCCTATCGGTCATGGTACTTCAAGCGCCGCATACAGGAAATCGAGGCAATTGGAATCGAAAGAGACCTTGCCGGACTTCCGGTGTTGCACGCACCAGATGGTGTAGACATATGGGACGATAAAGACCCTGAGTTGGTATCTATTAATGCAGCACTTACATCCATGGTCAAGAACATCCGCAGAAACGAATATGAAGGGCTTGTTCTTCCAGCTGGATATGAAGCTGAACTCCTGAGCACTGGTGGAACCAGACAGTTTGACACGAATGCCATTATCAACAGATATGATGCAAAGATCGCGCAGACTGTTATGGCGGATTTCATCATGCTGGGGCATGAGCAGACAGGAAGCTTTGCGCTGAGTGAAGATAAAACAGAACTGTTCGCAGTTGCTCTTGGGGCGTTCTTGGATGTCATATGCGAAACATTCAATAATCAGGGCATTCCATCCCTGATCGATATGAATGGCACTCATTTTGATGCAATAACAGATTATCCACAGCTTGCACATGGCGATGTGGACAAGAGAGATATCACGAAGCTGTCTACATTCCTGAAAGACATGGTTGGAGTTGGAATCCTTATCCCAGATGAAGACCTTGAGGATTATGTAAGAGAAGTTGCCAATCTGCCGGAGAGAACGTTGTCAGATGATCCTAGAAATAAGGATGAACAGCGGGAAGCACAGAGAAGGTCGCCGGAAAAAGAAGGCAAAACATCAGAAGTTGAGCCTGAAGAAAATCAGGAAATCGAAGAAGCGAAGAAACGGTTAGGCAGGTGAACATATGCTGAAGATGCGGGCAAGGTCTCGAATGATTAAAAAAAGCGTAGAATCACAGAAGGTTCTTGAAGCCCTTGATAATTATCTTGAGAGTAACTTGGACGAGCCGATGAAATGGCTTGTAAGGTTCTGGAAAGATCAGGCGGCGGTTATGCTGTATAAGGACTTGCGGGAGATTGTAATCGGAGAAGCGGATCCACAGAGCCTGTTCGACCAATGGTTCTCTGATTATTCCGTTTTTCTTTCCTCGAAAATGACAGCATCATGGGAAAGTGCTTATTTTGCGGCGTGGAATTCAACAGCTGAATTTGTTGCTCTGGAAGAAAAGATTAGTTCAGAAATCTATGTGAGAGATTGGATTATAAATCGAACGGGTAATTTAATTACGAATGTCTGTAGTGATCAGGTGAATGCGGTCCGCTATTTGATTGCAGAAGCCCAGTCATTAGGTATGGGTAGCGATGAAACTGCTCGATATATCCGGCCAACGGTTGGCTTGACGGAGAGGCAGGCAGCAGCGAATCTGAGGCATTATAACAGTGTGAAGACTCAGTTGAGAGCAGATCATCCACGCATGAAAGAAGAATCTATTGAGAGAAAGGCCAGGACAGCGGCTGCGAAGTATGCTGAGCGACAACAGAGATATAGGGCTGAAACAATCGCCAGGACAGAGATTGCACAGGCATACAATGCGGGAGCAGATGCTTTCATCAGAGAAGCCATGCGGCATGATTTGATGCCGGAAATGAAGAAAGAATGGTCAACTGCTCTTGATGAGAGAGTGTGCAAAGAGTGCCAGGCTCTTGAGGGCGTACAGATTAGTATGGATGATAGTTTTAAGACACAGTCAGGAAGAAGGAATGTAACAGTATTATTGCCGCCATTGCATCCTCGGTGCAAATGTGCGGTCAAATATGTGGAGGCAACATATGAAATCGTTTAATGAAATCATGAAGATAAGGGACGAACCGGAAACAAAAGACGTACCGGTTGAAAAGAAAAAATTTCAGATCAAGAAATCTGATGACGAAAAAATGCAGGCGTTTGGATGGGCCAGCGTAGCGCTCACTGAAAACGGAGAAGTATTGGAAGATTGGCAGCATGACATCATCGAACCAGAGGAACTTGAACAGGCGGCTTATAAATTTGTTAATTTGTACCGTGAGGGCGGAGAGATGCACGAAAGGGGCGGAGTTGCTTATCTGATCGAGAGCGTAGTGTTCACGGAAGAAAAGATGATGGCAATGGGAATCCCAGAAGGCGTCCTTCCTGTTGGATGGTGGATAGGCTTTCAGGTAACAGATGCTGATGTATGGGAAAAGGTTAAAAATGGAACTTATTCTATGTTCAGCATCGAAGGGGAAGCACAGAGAATTGAAGTGAAAGATGAAGAAACTGATCAATGAGCACCGGGGACGGTGCTTTTTTGATAAATAAATTGAAAGGAGGGAATGACTTGGCGACAAAACTAAAAGGCTTAAATGTGGGCAAAGTTGATTTCGTAGACTGTGGAGCTAATCAAAGAGCAGATATCAAAATCATTAAAAATAAGGATGGAGAAGAAGCTCAAAACCCTGAGATAGGTTTTTTTAAACGATTCCTGAACTGGGTTACAGGTGAACTGAGCAAGCCAGACTCAGAAATTGCGAAATCAGCAACAACATTCAATGAGCAGATCAACGCTGTCAGCATGGATGCAATCAGGGATGAAATCTGGTCCACTTGCTATGCACTGCAGAATTCACTGAACTCTATTCTGTGCGATGCAGAAATGGACAGTTCTGCGAAACAGGCTGCAATGGAAACAAGCACAGAACAGTTTGCGACGGCAATGAAAGGATATATCCCAAACTGGGCTTCTGGCACAGCGACGAATATCAGAAAGAATCTGGATATACCAGATGAAACAGATCTTCAGATGGTTATGAAGGCGCATAAGAATCTGACAGATATTATTGAAAAATCAAACGAAGATAATGAGAAAGGGGAATTGGAAGACATGCTTAAAATCAACAAGTCTAAAATGACCGCAGAAGAAAGGGCTGCTTATGAAGAGCTGATCAAGAAATATGCAGTAGAAACAGAGGAACAGACAGAAGAACCTGTTGGAAAGAGCGCATCTGCAACAGAAGAACCGGATATTGTAGATGATTCCGGAGTTACGAAAACTCAGAAGTCAGTAACACCGCCACCAGCAGCACCTACAACAGAGACAAGTGCAGACACCGGAGATGATATCTACAAAGGATTACATCCTGCTGTAAGAGCAAGATTAGAGGCTCTGGAAAAGAGAGCGGCAGAAGCAGAAGAAAGAGAGCTTCTTGATGTCGCAAAGAAATATGAGATTGTCGGAGAAAAGCCGGAAGAATTAGTGAAAACTCTGAAGTCTTTAAAGGATGCAGGCGGAACCGCATACAATGATATGATTAGCGTTCTGGACAGAAGCGTTGCTATGGTTGAGAAGTCTGGCGTATTTAGCGAAATTGGGAAGTCCTTCTCAGGCAATCCTGTAGCATCTATTAAGAAGTCTGCAGCAGAAAGTAAGATCGACACTATTGCAAAGGGCTACATGGAAAAAGACTCTGCTCTGACATATAGTGCAGCTCTTGCAAAAGCGTGGGAGGATCATCCAGAACTCTTGGATGAGTATGAAACGGAAGCAGGATATTAAGAAAGGAGTAAGATTTGATGGGAAAAAATTTTAATGGAACAATGATCAATCAGTCTGTAACAATTGCAGAAAAGGCAGGAGCTGATATTGCAGATGTCCGCAATCTTATTCTGAAATATGATGAAGATGGAAATGTAGTGATCGCCGCAAATGGAACGGCACCCCTGCTCGGCTTATCCATTATCGAAGGTGGCTACAACGATATTTCTGGTGCTGAATCAGGAAAAGTAAAGAAAGGTGATGATCTTGAAATCCAGATCAAGGACATTGGCTATGCAATTGCGTCTGCGGAAATCAAAAAAGGACAGGAAGTCACAGCCACCACAGGTGGAAAGGCAGCAGTAGCTAAAGCGGGAGAGTACGTGATTGGTGTTGCCCTCAATTCTGTGTCTGCCGGAGGATACAGCAGAATCCAGATTGCAAAATATCAGAAAGCAAAAGCGTAAAGGAGGAATGTAAACATGAGAAATACAACAGCGGGAATTAAGGCTGAAATCGCAAAAGGCGTGTTCAGACCTCATACAGCACTTACTAACATGGCACTGGCTTATTACCAGAACGCCAGCAATTATTTCGCAAAAGCTCTTTTTCCAACCTGTCCGGTAGATCTTTCTTCTGACAATTACTACATTTTCAGCAGAGAAGATCTCCTGAGAGATAACTGGCAGAGAAAACCGGCATATGGCAAGGTTGACCCGACAGTAGTTGGCGAAAGTACTGACAACTATGTCTGCAAAGTAGATCAGATGATTATGGGTATCGACCAGATTCGCCAGACCGACCTTTCCAGACGTCAGGGTCCATCTATCATTCAGCCCAAACAGCAGCGCACCAGAACCATTGCAGAACAGGCTAACATCCACCAGGACCGTTTGTTTGCAGCGAGCTATTTCAAAGAAGGAGCATGGAAGAACGAACTTGAGGGTGTTGATAACACCACTCCAAGCACAAACCAGTTCATTAAGTTCAGCAATGCAAATTCTGACCCTATTGCATTTATCGACAAAGAGAAGACCGACATGAACCAGCAGACAGGTCGCATGCCGAATCGTGTTGGTCTTGGTATTAATGTATTTAATGCTCTGAAAGTACATCCGGGCATCCTCGAAAGGGTTAAATACGGTGGAAGCACCGCAAATCCGGCATCTGTAACAGAGAATGTGCTTGCGCAGTTGTTTGGAGTTGAAAAGATTGTAGTGCTTAAATCCATTATGAACAGTGCAAGCATGGGCGCAGATGAAGAAATGCAGTATATCGGAGATCCGAACGCATTTCTACTGGCTTATGCAACTAACGCACCGAGTATCGATGAACCGTCTGCAGGTTATATCTTCACATGGGATATGCTCGGCAATGGACAGATGCTTCCGATCCTGAACTATCTTGGAGAGAATGGCACACATACTGAGTACATTGAAGGTCTTATGGCGACAGATATGAAGAAGACATCTGACGATCTTGCAAGATTTTATAAAGCTGCAGTTTAAGGAGGAACCTATGAAACTTGTTGCAAACAAGCCATGCAATCTGAATGGAAAGAAATATTTCATCGGTGAAGAAGTCCCGGTTGAAGAAGTGGTTGATTACGCCAGTTTGGTAAAGATGGGACTGTTATCAGTGATTCATGACGCTGTTCCGGCGGATAATCTTGAAGAATGTGTTGCTATGGTGGGAGAGGTAAGCTTTACCGTTCCAATTGTCAAAGGTCACGAGACGATTGATTTGGACGTTACAGAGCCTCAGATGCAGGATGCAGTAAAAACTATGCAGATGAATGCAGATGCTGCTATAGCTCATATTAGAGGGGATGTAAAGGATAATATAACCCTTATTGTAATTAACGCACTTGATTCAAGAAAAACTGTAAAAGAAGCAGCTGAATCAAAGGCAAAAGCTCTTATTGAGCAGGAAGAAAGTACAGGTGATGCCTGATGGCAGGAACTTATACATATGAACCTGCCATGATCACATCGTATGGAAAAGACCGAATGAGGTTTGAACTTGGAGATGTGATGGTAGATGGAAGAGAGAGAACTTGTGCATTGTCAGACGAGGAATACATTGTTTTATGCGATGATGTTCAGTCTGCGAAAGATTGGAAACGGGCAAAATTAAAGTGCCTTGAAAGCATATTTCGCAGATTTTCTTTTGAACCTGATACAACGGTTGGCCCTACATCATTCAAATTTGGTGATAGGGCTAAATTGTGGCAGGAAGAGTATGAGGCGTTAAGGAAAGAGCTTCGTCTTGCTTCAGTATCTCCTTCGGCGATTCTGATGAATGCGGGAGATATGAGCAAACAGCCACCACCGTATTTTTATAACGGAATGATGAGCCATGAAGAGAGCGAGGGTGATGATATATGATAAGCCCATTTGGCCTGATGTATCTAAGGCCAGGAAGCTTATGGACGGATTTTGTGGTAAGACGAAAGAGCATTCGCAACATACTCGGACATCCTGTGTCAGATTTTGAAGCGAAAGGCGAGATATCAGGAATACTTGCTGAAGCATCTACACATGAATCTGAAAGGATGAAACACAGGTGGGATCAGGAACAACATTCTTTAACCCACACTCTTGTTATCCGGGATTCTGCAGATGTAAAGCAGGGAGACTATTTGACTACTGCGGGCAGAACCTTTCTCGTTCTTTTATCTGAGGATCCCGGAAACCTTGGAGCAACTGGCTTAATATATCTCGAAGAAAGGAATGATCTGAAATGACGCCTGCCGAAGCAGCAGAAGCAGTAAAAGTTCAAGTTCAAACAGACAAGGAACGGATAGAGCAGCAGGTGATCGCAAGATATCCAAGGGCTTCAAATGCCCTTAGAAATGCTGCATTATCTGTACTGGCAAATCCAAGCCCGTCAGCTCCGGGCAGTCCACCGGGTGTTCGGAGCGGACATTTAAAAAATAACTGGCATATGAGTGGCGGTGCGGTATGCATTACGTCGGGTATGGGATATGCTGGTTATCTGGAACATGGAACAAGAAAAATGGCTGCTCGTCCTTATGTAGAAAAGATAAAACAGACGGCATTGCCAAATATAACAGCAATATTTGCAGAAATAGGAGGCTGATATGTTTATCAATCGTATTGAACGAGCTGAATTTAATCTGGATGAAATCCGCAGAGGAACGCTTATCTATGCAAAACATAGATCATGGAAAGAAGGAAAATCCGGCATTGTGTACCATGCGTCTGCCGAACGGATTACAGTATTGTATCCGAATGAGAAAACGAACACACAGAATCATTTTTTTATACCTGTTTCGGAAGATGGAGAATGGGAAATAAGATATTCGAACGATGGGCTTTTGACTATCAAGGAGGGTACAGATGAATCTTAGTGAATTAATATTCAGACGTTTATCTGCAGACGAAGATTTGACGAAAATGCTTGCTACATATGCCGGGGTTCCTGCCATATTCGATTCTGAATTTCCATCAGATCAGCAGGAAGGTTGGGAAGGAGCCACGCAGTATCCGAGGATATGCTATCGTATCGATATGCAGGTCAATCAGGAACGATCATCGGCGGGAACCTTGTATGTTGCAATGTATACGGATAAAACCAGTACAATAATCGAAGATATTGAAACAGCTGTGAAGCACTGCCTTCAGGACGTACTGATGAAGCCGGCAGGAGAAGCACCGTTTTGCGTGGCATGGGCGCGCACAGAATCGTATGCGATTGAGGGAAAAGAGGTGTGGTGCAAAGAAATGGCATTTGACATCCTCGAATACTCAGAGCAATTCAGCACGGATCCTGATCCGGTTCTTGCGGTAGCTGCGTATATCAAAAAGATATTTCCAGAAACAATTGTGCTTGGCATAGACAATGTTGGAGATTTTGTCGAAACCTCTAAAACGCCAGTGTTCTATTGTAGGTTGGCACATTTAGCGCATACAACAGGGCATTGCATGAATACGATTTCATGGTTTATAGGGAAAATCGCAGTACATCTGATTTATCCGGGAGCTGGCACAAGGTTAAAGACACTTGCATCTATCAATCAGAAGGTAGCCATAGATGAGGAGATAATCATGCTGGATGACTCCCCTATGACTATTCAGGGATTAGAACTGAATAATAAGTCAGATTACCTCAGAGAGGGACAGCTGACTATAACTGGTAAATATGGATGTCTCAGATGCAGTGTGAAAAAACATAATATTGCAAGAATAGGCATGGAATTCACAAATTGAAAGGAGAAGCAATGGCAGAAACAAAGAAAACAAATGCTCCGGAAGAAACAAAAGAAGTTCTTCCGGCAGAGAAAGAAACGGAATATGGGGTAGATGAGCTGATTGCCGCACGCGATCAGCTTTTTTCTTGCCCTGATTGCGCAATGGTGGCACTGAAACTGTCAAAAAAGAAAAGCATGACTGTTTCAGAAGCCGAGAAGCTTGTCGAAGAATTTATGAAGAAGGAGGTCAAATAATGGCGGAATATTTCCAGATTCCTGAAGTAGGTACAAAAGTTCGACCAGGAAGTTATTTCAACGTAGATAAGAATGGTGACGATGATTCTTTCGGGGCAATTGACGGAGTTGTTGTAGCTGTGTTTAAAGCAACGTTTGGACCAGTAGATAAAGTAACAGTCTTAGAGAGAGGAGACGATTACACAACAATCTACGGAGATGGATTAACGACTGACCTGATTCGTGAAGTTCTGTATGGTGGTGCAAAGAAAGTTATTTGCTGTCGCCTTAATGGAACGGGCGGAGCTGTGGCGAGCGTAAGTCTTACAGCTGCAACTGGAAAAGTTAAGATCACAGCAAAACATCCAGGAGAGATGCCATTTTCTGTAACTATTAGAAACCGCTTAACTGACAAAGACAGGAAAGAATGCATTATCTATACAGGAACTACTGAATTTGAAAAAGTATATTTTTCAGCAGGCGATAATGAAGCTGCAAGTCTTGTAAGTGCTTTTGCAAATTCAAAGAATTTCACGGCTAATCT